ATTGGGACTCAATGAGGTGTCGGACAAACGGATCACCAACGAATGGACAGGTACAACGTCCGTATTAAAGAGATTATTCTCCCTGGCTAATGTCTTTTCTGCGGAGATCGAATTTGAGACAGTACTGAACAGAGACTACTCTTTAAAAGAGATTGTCCTAAATGTATATCGGAAACACTCCGATACAGACAGCGGAGTCGGAGAATACCGGAATGACATTGTACTGCGGTACGGGAAAGGAATTACCGGAATTCGAAAAACCACAGATGCCGAGAAGCTTTACACCTGCATCCAGCCGACCGGAAAGGACGGTCTGACAATCAATGGTCTTGACAAGAAAGAATACGATGAAAACGGCAATATCGAGTACTTTACAGACGGTGCGATCATCCGCGCACCGCAGGCAAGGGACCGGTTCCCATCCAACATCGTAAATAAGGCTGATGCTTATATCCTGATGCGTAAAGAGTACGATACAGACAGCAAGGACAAGCTCTATAGCATGGCTCTGTCTGATCTTAAAACAGCATCTGAACCGGTGGTGACTTACGAGGTGGACGGATATTTTGACACCAACATCGGGGATACGGTAAGGATGCAGGATCAGGAGTGGACACCAGTCCTTTATCTACAGGCAAGAGTATCAGAACAGATCAGGAGTCTTACCAATCCAAAAACTGCAAAGACGGTATTTACAAACTACAAAGAGCTGACATCGGAAATTTCGGACAGCTTATTACAGAGGATGCAAGACCTTATTAATAAAAATAAGGTTTATACTTGCTCTATCTCAACAAACAACGGCATTATCTTTAAAAATGGCATCGGTAGCACTACTCTGACCGCTTACGCTTACGATAACGGCGTGGATGTGGCAGACAAGCTACAATTCCGATGGAGCAAGGATGGGCATGAGTTTTATGTTGGTAAGAGCGTTACGGTAAATGCTACGGACGTGGATACAAAGGCGGTGTACTCGTTTGAGGCTCTGGAAAATGGGATAAAACGTGGATATTACGAGGTTACGATTACAGATGTAATGGATGGAGAGGATGGAAAAGACGGAGAACAGGGTCCGCAAGGTGAGAAAGGAGAGCAAGGCGAACAGGGACCTCCGGGTCCACAAGGCGCTCCGGGATTGGATGGTATACAGGGTCCAAAAGGGGATCAGGGAATCCCGGGAAAAGATGGGAAGGACGGAAAAACACAGTACACCCACATTGCTTATGCAAACAGCGCAGATGGGTCTAAAGATTTTTCTGTATCCGACAGTAATCGGGAATATATCGGAATGTATGTTGATTTTACGCAAAATGACAGCGCAGACCCGACAAAATATGCATGGAGTAAGATCAAAGGCGCAGATGGGGCGATTGGAACACCCGGAAAGCCGGGAGCTGATGGAAAGACCCCATATCTACATATCGCCTATGCAAACAGCGCAGATGGCAAGACGGGATTTTCCACCACGGATGGTACAAATAAGCTCTATATCGGGCAGTATACAGATTATACACAGGCAGATAGTACAGATGCTGCGAAGTATACATGGACAAAGATCAAAGGCGAACAGGGGGAACGTGGTCCACAGGGAGTTCCCGGTCTGCAAGGGGTACAAGGTCCCCAGGGTGAACAGGGGATACAGGGTCCAAAAGGAGATACTGGAGCTGCAGGTGTAAACTACTGGAGATCATCAGCAACGATAGACTTATCTGATACCAAAACTTACGATGTAAATAAATGGTATCCCGTTGTGGGGAGTCAGCTTCCAACGAGTGTTTATAATCGTATTTTGGTTAATGTGTCTTTAAATAGTGGAACAAAACCATCCTGGAGTACACATGATAGCGGATTCTCGGTGAATTTAGATCTGGCTTCCATTGGATCTGGGTGGGGAACTACTTCTGGCGAATGTATTATTTATGCAGACACGTATTCATTCTGTTCAGTGTCGCCTGCCAGCTATACACAACTGACTTATGGATCAATCCCTGTATTATATTTAAGAGGTGGCGGTAAATATTTTGTAAAGACTGATTTTGTGGTCAACTGGACACCTAAGCCAACAGGATATACATGGCAGGAAGGAAATTATAAGCAGACAGCACCTGTCTTAGATAGCAGACCTGTACCAAGCGGAACCAATATTAAAGGGAAGAGCACCTATTTTCACATCAAGTATTCCGCAGTATCGAATCCAACCACCTCTAACCAGATGACAGAGATACCTAACACATATATTGGTACTTACGTAGACTTCACACAGGAAGATAGCACGGATCCAAAGAAATATACCTGGTCACGTTTCCAAGGACTTCAAGGACCGCAGGGAACACAGGGGATTCCGGGGACGAACGGTACAAACGGCAAGACAAGCTATCTGCACATTAAATATTCCAACGATGGAGGGAAAACATTTACCGGAAACAGCGGAGAAGATGTAGGAACGTATATTGGTACTTGCGTGGATTACAATCAGTCCGATCCTGCAAGTGTTGGATCTTATAAGTGGGCGAAGATTAAAGGAGAACAAGGTGCGACAGGTGCTACAGGAGCAACAGGACCAAGTGGCATAATTGTATCTTCTACGGCTCCGTCAAATCCTAAAGTTGGCCAGTTATGGCAGACAGCATCCGGTCAGCCGATCAAGCGGTGGGATGGAAGTAGGTGGGTGATCCATTATATCGCAGTCGAGAATCTGGACGTGCAAACGCTCAGTGCGATCGTTGCCAACCTTGGAACTGTAACAGCCGGACTTATTAAGAGTAAGGGTGGACACTTTTACATAAATGTAGACACCGGAGAGATCGTGTCTAAAAGCAGTGACGGTACAATTTCCGTTTTTGTAAAAAAAGAGAATATTGACATGGTAAGATCGTTTACAGCGTCTAGGTACTGGGGGAGTCGATTAAACTACTCTGGATTAGAATTTTATTCCGGCGGCAGTAGCATGGCAGATGATATCGCGAATGGATCTATGGTATGCTCTATTCGCGGAGATGAGGAGATGCGTGACTTTTCGGTGACAAACATAAATGGAGATAGCATATGGCTTATTAGGACAATTAAGCAGCTTACAAAATCTATCTCTTACGATTCCGGCACCGTGAAAGGTCCATATACAAGTACAAACTCCGCTAATAACATCCGTGTGGAACTAAAAAGAAGAGGATGTATGGTAACATGCAAGATCACAATGATTGCACAATTTCCGGGAAGTGGCGAATACGGGCCATTCAACGAAGTGAAAATTCCAGTAGGATATCGACCGGTTATGGATTTCTTTGCTCCCTATAGTGAAGTTTCAGGACCTAACATATTTGGAACGGGAAGATACGGCATAGGAAAAGATGGGGGGATCAAGATTTATGTGGAGAATGCCGCATTTACAGAACGTCACGCAACGTTCACGTGGATTACAGATGATTGATTAAAGGAGCAAATATGGAGATAAGAGCAAGACCGTAATGGTCTTATTTTTATGCATAAATTAAATGGAAGGCAGTGAGAAAATGACAGATACAGTTATAGTAGCAATTATATCTCTGCTTGGCACTTTGCTTGGAAGTTTCGGGGGAACGCAGCTTATAAAGTACCGGATAGAGCAGTTAGAAAAGAAGGTAGAGAAGCACAACTCTATTGTAGAAAGAACATATATTTTAGAGGAAAAAGTGAAAGTAGCAAATCATAGAATTGAGGATTTGGAAAGGAAAGGTGAGGAATGATGGAACAGATTATGAATTATGTAAAACCGGAACTGATTGTTGTAGCAGTGGTACTGTATTTTATTGGAATTGGACTGAAACAGTCTCAGACAGTAAAGGATAAGTGCATCCCGCTTATTCTGGGCGGAATCGGGATTGTGTTATGTGCAGTGTGGGTGATTGCATCTTGCCCGATCAGTACCGGACAGGAGATTGCGATGGCGGTATTTACAGCAATCGTACAGGGGATTTTAGTGGCTGGTCTGAGTACATATGTGAATCAGACAATTAAACAGATTGGGAAAAATGAATAGGATTTAGAATAGTGGGAGAGCTTGGAAACAGGCTCTCTTTCATTGTATGACAGGAGGTGAGAACATGAGTGAACAGAACGAATTTGGCAGAGTATCCGCAGAGGAACTGGAAAAAGTATTTGAGACAGACGAGCAGGAGGAAGAGAAAGAATGAGTATCTGTAGAGGAATTGCCGGCAGGAGAGGGAAAAATCCTGTCGGTATTTTTATTCACAATGGTGCAGATAGCCAGAATGCAACGGCAGCGTATTATCGGAATTATTTACAAAATGCAAACTTGGAAAATGGATTTGCTCATTATTATGTGTGCAGCGATGGAATCTTACAGGCGGAAGATGACGAAAATTGTGCTTGGCACTGCGGAGACATAAGCGGAAACTTGAATTATCTTGGAATCGAAACATGCCAGAGTATGGGCGATCTGGATGTATTTAAAGCAAACGAAGAAAAAGCTTTGCAGTTGGCCGCTGAGAAGTGTAAGCAATACGGAATCGTACCAAACGAAAGCACGATCATGCTGCATCAGGAGGTGTTTGCAACCGCTTGTCCGCACAGATCAGTAGAGATTCACGGCGGTGCAGCGCAGACAAAAGCCTATTTTATTAACCGTATCAAGGAACTTGTGGGCGGAAGCCAAAGCGCATCAGCGGATCAGGAAGGAGAAAATGAAGAGATGAGATGTTTATTTACAGTTGAGGGAAAAGGTGCAGTGTATTATTTTGACGGTCAAAAAGTAATAACATTGGGTCATCCAGACGAATTAAAAATCATCCAGCAGATTTACAAGGACAACAATGGTAAGGACATTCCGTGTTACAAGTGGAGTCCTAAAGCGCCATGGTATGCAAGGCTCATGTCGGTAATTTACAGTAAAGAGACCACATCTATTTAATAAAAATCCCCTCGGAGATCGTTCTCTGAGGGGTGAATATTGTATCATTTGCTTTGTACTAAGTATACATCCCCAAATCCTGTGACGAGCTCCAGTTCAATGCCCTCTTGCCGGAAATAATCTTTTTCGATGGCAACATACATAGGGGCATAGAAAATCGAGTGTGCAACTTCATTTAAGGTGAGTTTTGTCAATTCCTCTTTGGAAGAATCCGGATTGCCGCCGGTCGGGGTACTGTTGTTTGAAGAGTGGCATCCCGTAAGCAGGATCATGGATGCGGCAAGAAGAAATGTGAGAATTCTTTTTTTCATAAGCACTCCATAGTTTTTAAAGATGTTACTAAAAGTATATGCCGGAAAAAAAGAAGCGTGAAAAAAACCGGTCTGAATGAAATCAGACCGGCATAAAATTATAATTTAAAATTAGTAGTTATCGTGATCCTCTTCGAATGGATCATCATAATCATCAAAGTCTTCGTCTTCCTCAGTGTCACGTCTGGACAAGATCGTCAGGATCAGGAAGATCACTGCAAGTACAACACATGCGATCGCACTGTATAAGAGCATCTTGTCATCACCATGTTTCAGGAAACCGATCACGCTGCATCCGATATAAAAGAGCATCGGGAGCAGGAATGCAAAAATCGTATTGCTCTTCTGAAGAATGAGAAGAAGTCCGGAGATCAGCATGCAAAGTGCCATGATGACATAGAAAGTACCAATGTTGGAATTACTTCCGGAGGTAATGCTGTCCAG